GCAAAAGGATGATTTAACTCCTGATGAGGCGCAAGCTGTGCTTGATGATTTAAGAAAAATTGGAGTTCCTAATCCTGTTATTGCTGATCTTGGCAAAAGTTTACGTGATTTAGGATATGCTGGTTATGTTGTTCCTTCAAAGCAAAAAGGGGCAACTGAAAGATTCCTTGAGGATAGATTAATAGATCAGCCTAGCGATATAGTTAAAGGATTGGTTGAAAAAGCTGGTTTAGGTAAAAATGTTAGTGGATATGAATATTTAAATTCATTAATCTCTAATCAGCAATCCGCTGCTCGTCAGGCTTATCCAAAGGCTTATAGTAAGGCTGTTGATGCTAGAGACTTTCGCAAGTATGTAGATCGTCCTGTATTTCAACAAGCGTATGAAGAAGCTGTAAAACGTGCTGGAGTTAAAGGGGATGTCTTGCCAGACCTTGAGCAAATTAGAAATGCACAATTTGTTCCAACCGACGTATTACATCAAATGAAAATAGGATTGGATCGTATTGTTGAAGGCCAAACAGACATAACTGGAAAAGTTACAGCTTATGGTCGTGATGTTTCTATGGTTCGCAAAGAATTCAACGATTTAATTAAGGAAAAAAACCCTGATTATGCAAAAGCAAATGCAAAATTTGCAGACTCAGAAAGAATCCAAAATGCATTTACAACTGGTCAAAAATATCAAAGGTTAGACCCTAAAGAAGCAATAGATAAATTAAAGAAAATGAATGATTCTGAAAAGGAGTCTTTTCGTCTTGGTATGATGGCAGATGTTAATGAGCGTTTATCAAATTTTAAAGGCGGGGATTTTACTCGTCAGATATTTAAAAGTCCTAAACAAAAATCATTGATGAGATATGCTTTTGATGATGAAGCAAAATTTAATGAATTTAATAAATATGTAACTGCTTTAGAAGAGCAGTCTAAAACTGCAAGAAACATTATTCGAGGCTCTCCAACTGGTGAGAGATTAGCTACTGCTGAAGGTGCTGCTGAATTAGGTTCATTAGCTCAGAATTACGCTAGAGGTGGTTTAACTGGTGTGGCTATGGATATAGCGCGTCAAGGATTAGCTAGGACTAGAGGTATTAGCGGAGAGACTTCGGCAGAGCTGCAAAAACGATTATTTACCACTGATCCTATTGAGCAAAGAGCTATTCTGGCTGAATTGCAGCGTAGAACACAGGGTATGAGGCCGATAGGAAATGTTCCTGGTGCTGCTGCTCTTGGTACGGTTACTGGTCTATTAGGTCAATAAAGGTTAAATCATGGCAAAGAACAAAATATCTGAATTTAGTGCTACAGCATCGAATAACACTGATATAGGTGGTATTAACATAGCTGAAGGTTGTGCTCCGTCTGGCATTAATAACGCTATACGTGAACTTATGGCACAGCTTAAAGATCAGCAAGCTGGCACTGATGGAGATGGGTTTGTAGTAGGCGGTGCATTTACCTGTTCTGGTGCTGCTGTATTTAGCTCTACAGTAGCTCTAGGAAGCTCTGCTACGGCTACGACACAGTCATCAGGGGATAACAGTACGAAGGTCGCTACGACTGCGTATGTGGCTAATAACGCTATTCCTAGCGGAGGTATCATTATCTGGTCTGGATCATCAGCATCTATTCCTAGTGGTTGGCTTTTGTGTAACGGTACTAGCGGTACTCCTGACTTACGCAACCGTTTTATTGTTGGTGCTGGTTCTACGTATGCGGTAAATGCTACTGGTGGTACTGCTGATGCAATTGTTCCAAGTCACACTCACACTGGTTCTACTAATACTGCTGGTGCTCACCGTCACGGATTGAATTCTTCCGGCGGTAGTTTAGCTGCCCTTGGAAGTCAAACATCAAAAGTTGCTGGTATTAGTGCTGGAAATACAGGTCAAGATTATTACACCGCTTATAGTGGCACTAATATTATGGAAGAAGCAGGTAGCCATAGCCATTCATTAACCATTAATTCAACCGGTGATTCAGGTACTAATGCTAACTTGCCTCCGTACTACGCACTCTGCTACATAATGAAAGCCTAACATGGAAAAGATAGAACTTACAGACCAGCAAATAGACCACATTGCAGAGAAAGCTGCTGAGGTAGCTTTTAAGAAGATTTACGAAGAAGTAGGTCGTTCTGTGGTTAAAAAGATATTCTGGATAGTTGGTGCTGGTGCTCTAGGTCTGCTTTTCTGGATGGCTGGAAACGGCTCTCTACCTAAATAAAATTGACCCGCTAACGATATTAGCTATTGCCAAAGCTGCTGCCAGTGCTGTTCGTACTGGTTGTGAGATGTATCAAACTGCTAAAGCCGATGGAATGGAATTAGTAGATGCGTATGGTAAAGCTAAGGATGTGGTCGCTGATATAAGCAGTCATCTAGGTAATTTCTTTAAAGCGCATGAGCAGTTAGAAAAACACGTACACGAGGAAGAATTAAAAACTAAGAAGGTACGTGATCCTGAGTTGTCAGTAAATCAGGAGGCTTTTAATCGGATACTTGCACAAAAAGAAATGAACCGATTAGAGACTGAATTGCGCGAAATGCTCGTATATCAGGCTCCACCAGAATTAGGTGCTGTCTGGTCTGAGTTTGAGGTAATGCGCGATAAGGTGAAGGAAGAACGTGCTGTAGTACAGCGTCAGGAATTGCAAAGGCAACAGGCTGCATTATGGCGACGAGCAAGGATAAGAAGGCAAATAAAGGAACAACTGACTTCAGTTTTAGCAGTATTGTTCGTAACCCTGTGGTTCCTATGGCTAATGATCCTGATACGAACGAGCCACACATCCCGTGGACTTTACTCATTACCCTATTGGTACTGTGTCTTGTGCTAGTTATAGCCTTGCCTGTAATGGGCGTAATGTACATGGACATGAATAACGCTACTAATGCGGCTATGAACGAAGTCAAAAAGATGCGTGAATTACGAGCTAAGATAATTTTAGAGATGAGGGGTGAATAGTGCTGACTTTATTATCGACATTCATTAGTTTTTTATCTGGTGGCTTACCTAAGTTATTGGACTTTTTCCAAGATAAGCAGGATAAGAAGCATGAATTAGCTATGGCTCAAGTCCAGATGCAGATGCAGATGGAGATGCAGAAAGCTGGTTTCCAGTCTCAGGAACGTATAGAGGATATACACACAGAGCAAATTCAATTACAGACAGCAGCAGACGAGCGTATAGCATTGTACAACCACGATATAGAGATCGGTAAAGGTGCTAGTCAGTGGGTAATTAATGCTCGCGCTATGGTGCGTCCTACCGTTACCTATGGTCTATTTTTTCTATTGGTGGCTATTGATATAGCTGGCATCTGGTACGCATGGACTCAGAATGTACCGTTTAAAGAAATGATCGATGAAGTATGGGATGCAGATACTCAGTTGATATGGGCTTCTGTTATTGCTTTCTGGTTCGGTACTCAGGCATTTAGCAAGAAATGAACGTAAGCGACAATGTTCTAAAAGTCATTAAGCATCACGAGGGAGTAAGGAATAAGCCTTACCTCTGTCCTGCTGGCTTATGGACTGTCGGTGTAGGCCATGTTTTATATCCCAAGCAGGGACTATTACCAGTGGCTCAGAGAGGCTCTGTAGGGCTTCGTATTGAGGATTTCAGGGTATTTAGTAAGGATGAGATAGATGCGATTCTTAAAGCTGATTTGCAGCGTTTTCAACGAGGCGTATTACGTTATTGCCCTGTTATTACTACTCAAGGTCAGTTTGATGCGCTCGTCTCTTTTAGCTTTAATGTAGGACTAGGAACATTGCAGCGTAGTACCTTGAGACAGAAACATAATCGAGGTGACTATGATGGTGCAGCAGATGAATTCATGAAGTACACGCGTGGCGGTGGCAAGGTATTAAAAGGTTTAGTCAATCGCAGAAAAGATGAACGAGCTATTTACTTAATGTAATTTGTAATTTAATTGCAATAAGTATATGATATATAAACGATATGACTAAAAACAAACTCCCTGATGACTGTATGCCAGCTTGTTTATCGTGTGCTTTCTTCGATATTGAGCCTAAAGATGAGCTAGGCGTATGTCGCAGGTATCCACCGACTCTATTTCAGATAGAAGATGAATACGACAGTTGCTATCCTGTAACTGAACGAACTGACTGGTGCGGTGAGTTTACTCGTAAGGTAAATTGAAATGAAAGTTTCAGAAGAAGAGTTTATTGCACTATGGAATAAGTACGGATCAGCAGCAAAAATATCTACAGTATTAAATATGGGTATTAGAGCTGTATTTTCTAGGCGTAGGGATATTGAAAGAAGAACAGGTGTAGCATTAGTATCTACTGATCCTCAAAAAACCACGTTTTCAGTTACTTACCCTGGTAATGGAGTAAGGGCTAGAGCAGAAATAGAAGATGGTGTAATTATGGTGGCATCAGACTGTCATTATTACCCTGGAATTATATCAACGGCTCATAAGGCATTTGTCCATCTAATCAAAGAACTCAAGCCTAAAATCATAGTTATGAATGGCGACGTATTCGATGGAAGTTCGGCATCGCGCCACGATCCTATCGGCTGGGTACAGACTCCCACAGTAAAGCAGGAACTAGAAGCGTGTCACGACCGTCTAAATGAGGTTGAGAGCGCGTCTAAGAGTGCTGTCCTACATTGGACATGGGGTAATCACGATATGCGCTTTAACACGCGTCTAGCGTCTCAGGTAGGCGATTCTTTTAAAGGTGTACAGGGCTTTAATCTATCGGATCACTTTCCACGTTGGAAGTTCTCTACGTCGTTAATGGTTAACGAGCATACGATGATTAAACACAGGTGGCATAACGGTATCCATGCTGTTTACAATAACACAATAAAGTCAGGCACTAGCATTGTCACAGGACATTTACATAGCTTAAAAGTAACTCCGTGGACTGATTACAATGGAACCAGATACGGTGTAGATACAGGTACTTTAGCGAATATTGATGATCCTAGCTTTGATTATGCGGAGGATAACCCTAAGAACTGGAGACCAGGTTTCGCTGTTCTAACCTTTTGGGAAGGAAAGCTCATGCCACCAGAACTGTGTGAGGTTATCGACGAAGGATTAGTATATTTTAGGGGTCAGGTGATTGAGGTTCCTTAACGAAGATGCCACCAGCGTTCATGTGACCTTTACGATCTTTAATCTCCTCATACGAGAACTTTAAGCAGCTAGTCATAGTGACATTCTCAAGAGCGCAAATATTAATAAGGCATACAAGAACGTCGCCAACTCCATCGATAATTCCTCTACGGTCGCGTTGGATAAGTGCAGTGTGGAGTTCATGCATTTCCTCCTGAGCTTTACGATATTGAGCTACTGAAGTGCTATTAGGTATGATTCCACGAGCTTCAGACCACCTAATAACGTCCATTTCTGTTTCATTCCAACTCATTTATTCTCCCTTTAGATAGTGCATCATTTCAGCGTTTAACTTAGCTTGTGCCCATTTAGTAGGGCCTGATAACTGCATTAACGCTAGTGCAAACTGTACGAAATTATTAAGTTTCTCCAGCTCTAACTCGTCAACTTCTCCCTTGCGGATACCGTCTATAACATTCATTATTCCTATTCGGTTTCCATCTATAACTGCTTGCCAGTCATAATCTATTTTGTTTTTTGGCATTTTTTTCTTTCAATGTCTTAGGTACTTTAGGTTTAGGACACCATCCAATACATTCATCAGACCACACACCGATTACGCATACTCCACCAGGGTTGAGCAATAGCATACTGGTTCCTCTTGGCGGTGGTTCTATATCTGGATCACGAAAATATAATTGATTAGTGGTAACTTGTTGAAACTTATCCATTCTCTAGTTCTTCGTTATAAATTTCTCTAGCTAAGTACCATTGTGCCTTTTGTAAGTCTTGCAAGCGATTACCTTTCTTACCTGCACGACTAATATACTTCACAACATTACCTAAGTTAAATCCTAGTTTCTTAGCCTCAATAAAGCTAATTGTCTCTATGCCACCATCGGTATAGTGTGCTGGCTTGTTAATTTCATCCATTATTCTTTTCCTTTAACTTAGCTTCTATAGCTATCCAGCAATCTTCTAAATCCTCAAGATTGTTTGTAGCCTCATTAAACTCTGCTTTAGTCAGCCCAACCCATTCACGATCTTTTTTAATACAAACGCCATCTTCGTCATTTGGATCAAAACACTTGCAGCCGTTCATCCAACATCCTGTATTTATTTTCATAGGTTCTTTTTTTTTAACCTAGATTGAGCTAATTCAATAGCTTTCCATGTGCTGTTGTCAGATTGTCCGCAAAACAGCTCTATTTCCTCATCTGTCAGTCCAACCCATTCTTTTGGCTCAGTATAGTTAGGCTTACCACCTGAATACGTTTTAACCCACGGTTCAGGCTGCGTTAGTCTGTCACGCAAGACTGTTAGTACATCGTTTAATCGTCCACCTTCGTAACCATCGGACAAGGCATCAAAAGCCCATTGAAGTATTTGTTTATCGTTCATGCTGTTTTCCTATATAGTTTTTCCATAATAGTTTTAACGTCAGCTACTTTGCCTGAGCAATTTATATAAATACTTTCCGTCTTATGCTCAGAGCATGGCTTACATATCCATCGTCCACTAGTCTTAGTCTTACGAAATACGCCACCTTCCATATCTCTTGTACATTGGCAACTAGTACAGAATCGCATATTCATTTACATATTCTCTCTTTAGCTTCTTTTAAATTAGAGTTCATTAACCAAGAGACACACTGAGAATCCACAGCAAGGGCAGTAGAACCGTCTGTATAGCCTTTTTTATAGGCTGTCTGTACTTTGTCATTCATCAGGCTAGAAAACAGCCAGATAGCCCCTAAAACAGACAGCATAAATATGATTATTTTCATAGTAGTTCACGTATTTCCTTAACTGGCATCCCAAAAGTCTCATGAATACGTAGAATCATGTCGGCAGATACGTTAACTTTACAGCTACGAATCTTGCTGATAGTAGGCGGTGGTACGTCCAGCTTTCTACTAAGTTCAGCATCATTCTTAACTTCGTAGCGTTTCTTAATTTCGTCTAACAATTTCATGGTTACTCCAGAATAAAAAGACAGGAGCCGAAGCCCCTGTTAAAAGCCACGGAGGTGGCTGCGAGATCAGAAGGGGATCGAGTCGTTAAAGTCATCCGGTTCAGCAGATTTAACTGGTTTAGGTTTCGCGTCAGTCTTAGGTCGTACCGATAAGCTAAAGAACTTTTTACCGTCTTTCTTGCTCTCTTTAAGCCAGCCTGAGAGCCAGAAGTCAGTACCATTTACGTTAACGCTGCCTGAGTAGTCTGGATGGTTCTCAGATGTCTTATTTTCGTTACGGTATAAAACTCCGCGATCTTTATTGTCGAATTCCATTTTTATTTCCCTATTGAAAATTTCTTAATTGCACTACGCTCTTTACTATCTAACCTACTCCAAAATGCTGTTTTAGAGTCTGGATCAAACTCCTGCAAGTTAATGTAGTCAATGGCTCCCTGCATATCGTTTCTATTGATAAGCATACGTACATCAACTGCAATAGCTTCGATTAGTTCTTTATCTTCATCAGACATACTATCGAATACGTCAACAGTAATAGGCTTTGCTGACTTAGGATCGTCTTTCTTTATCGTAGCGTCTACTGCATCATGTTCCGTGATTTCGAGCGCATTGAGCATCAGGTAGCGACGAAGGTACGTGTGCATTGAACCAAGAGCCTGGATAGGTGGTGCTTTACCACTGGCTGCGTCTGCTGTAGGACTGCTGAAAAAGATAGCTCCACCAAATTCTGAGTCAATAATACGTAGACTAGCTTTACCGTCCATTATGCTAAAGACTGAGCATAGTCCTAGTTCTGCAAATATCGTATTAACTGATGGTAGGAAGTCTGATAACTCAAAGTATTTAAACCCTGCGAAACTGTTAAAGCCAGACTTTTTAATTGGCATTGACTGAAGCATTACGCGAGCTTTCTGTAGCTTTGCGTAAACTTTCCACTGCTGTTCTTCGTGCTGCTCTTGCAATTGATAGTCGTTATTCATAGTAGATTCCTATTTATCTGAATTTTTTATACTGAACCACATTGGTAGGTTGTGTTTTCTCAATAGTTGATATTTTTTCAGCCTGTTTTTGCTCCTTTCTAAATTTAGCGAAAGTTTTGCGAATATCTGTTTTAGCAGATGTAACGTAGTCTTTCTTGTAAAGTATGTTCTTTTCATCTGTCATAGTGATCCTGCAATAATGTAGAGAAGAAACATTATTACACCACAAAATAAAGGATGACGAGCAAAAAAATCATTAGTGTTGAGTAATTTATTCATAGTTGTCATTAGATTCTAAAATGTTAACAAGTTCATGTATTTCGCGTGGTGCTACTAACAATGCTTCGTACGCTATACCTAAAATTTCCTGTTCTTCTGTAGTCTTAGGTTTCTTGTCTAGGTTGTCTGCCAGTAAACGCAAGGCATAAACAATCTCAGCTACTTCCCAATTGTGCATATTAGTTTTCATAAATAGCCTTTGCTGCATTTGCTGCTGCACGAGCTTCTGTATATGCGTAGTCGTTAGAAAGCGTGTTGAACCCTTGATAGCATTTCCATTCGCTATCAACTAAGACTTCAACGATAAGGTCGTATGAGTCTTTAAAAGGATCGCCAGAGCTATTAATACGAACTGTTGCGGATATATTCTTAATCATAGTATTCTCCTAGTTAATTAATACTCAATGCCGACTTTTCTTGGGTCTAAACCACAATCAACTAAACGCTGACTAACCGATGAATTGAAGGAGCTAACCATTGCAGACCAAAATTCCTCAGAATTATCATTTTTAACACCGCAATTTTCAGCGTCAACGCTAGCATCACAAAATGAATAACCGTTCCAACCAAATTTTCCAAAAGTTTCATCAACAAGTTTTGTCATTTCTTCGTATTTTGTGCGATCTTTCATTTTGTTCTCCTAGTTAATTAATATCGTGTTGCTGAGATTCAATAATGAATCATTGCAACTTGTCTGTCAACAACTTTTTTAAATTATTTTATGTATATTCCGAGAGAAGGTAGCCGCAGGTCAGAATTTATCGAAATTATTAACAATTCTGGCGGGATTACCATAGAGAGATTAATAGCTAGGCATGGAATGATGGATTTTCCTGAAGTCTGCAACATTGCTAGTGAACTTAGGAAATTGGTAAGACTTAATTGCATCAAGCAAATAGGTACGGTATTCTTCCCAATCTTTCGTGATAAGCCTGTTGACTTAGATGTGAAGGCCAATCTAGCTCCACCTAGAGAGCCTATACCGTTTAAGCCACTGCAAACGTTCCCACCTAGTATAAGTCCTAGAGGCCAGCCAATTGAAAGACGACACTTTAAAACCTGTAAGTCAAATGTCAGATACCAAGGTCAAAACGACTTATAACTTTAATTTGCAGAAATGTCCTAGTTGCAAGCAGTCAAGAAGTGCTATACAGTTCAGGACTTCTGAAATCTGCCGGACTTGCAAAAAGCGAGGCATTTCTATATAGTTAATGGGATTGGCTAGAGTAGCTCTCGAAAAGACGATTAGTCACCGTCCTGCCTGATCCCACCATTTTGTGACTACGACCTACGACTAGGGGTTATTATGCATTTCTATCCACACCATATTGGTGACTTCCAGCGCGATACCGCATCCTTGTCTGACTCAGACACTATGGCTTATTTACGCCTAATCTGGATGTACTACGACACCGAATTACCGTTACCTGATGACGCTAAAAAACTAGCTTTTAAGATAGGTTCTAATCCTGATTCAGTTCAGATTATCTTAGATACTTTTTTTATAAAAGAGCAAGATGTTTACCGTCATAAACGATGCGATCAAGTGCTTAATGGCATCTACGATAAGTCAGAAAAGGCTAGATTAGCTGCTCAAATTAGATGGGCAAATAATGCAAATGCTATGCAAACGCAAAGCGACCGCAATGCGAACGCATTAAATAACGATGCGAACGCAACGAAAATCGATGCTACCCATAACCCAATACCCATAACCCATATAAATA